CATATCAACCGTATCAGTATAAATTAATCCGCGATTTGACGCCGAAAACCAATGATAAATTTCGTCTTCGGCTTTCAAAAGCGTATTCACAGTAGAGGCTGTTGAGCCAATTGTATAAGAACTGGTTGAACCGCTGGTGCTCATAAAGCCAACCCATCGTACCGGGCCGAAAAAGCCAAATGGTAAGAAGGACGGATTAGTATCACCCGCATCCACATCAGAATTTAATTCGACTCTGACATACCTAGATTGATTGGCATAATTTCCATAGTCTCGATAACGTCTTTCACCTTCGTCCCAATCGACATAAGAATCTCCAATTCTTTTTCCAACATAATTTGGAGAATTTGGATTTAAATTGCATAAAGTAAAGACTTCAACAGGACTTGGTGCTTCATCAGTATCATCCGCCATACGAATTTCAACTGTGAATGAACCGTATTCTTCGAATTCATTTGTTGGCCCAAGAATGTCACTTATAGAAATTTTAAGATTTTGTGCTTCCCAAAGGCCAGCATCGTGAGTAACAAATCTGAAAAGTTTTTGTTGATCAGCTGCCACATAACTACTAGTTGGTCCACCCATTGTTTGAGAAATGGTCCAAGCTGTCCTTGCCCGTGTCAAGGTGCGTAATTGCACGTTTTGATTAATATCGCTTCCAGAAGTAAGACCAACAATTGCTGCATAATAAGTTGTATCAGCAGTAATATGCGTATCGAACATTCCTTCATAAGATTCACCAAGGAAATATTTTTTCAATGAAGACGCATCATAAAGCAGGGAATTAACATAAGTTGGATTAGTGTTGGCTGATTTTCTAATAAAGTTCTTGCTTGATCTAATAAAGTTGGCAGTAAATTCATCGGATGCCGCAGCATCTGCATATGAACCAGATGAGCCTGTTGCCGAACCCGAAACAACATGTCGAATTTTGATGTTGTAAGAGTCATCACATTTAACCCAAGCGGTTGTACCGGCTACAGCACTTCCACCCGGACCAGTACCAGAAAGTTCCATTACACCTTTCTCACAATAAAAAATTGCTGCAAGCGTACCAACTGATTCAGTTCCTGTGGCGGACGCGGACGGAACAACCAAGAGCCCAAAGGCACCGCCCTCGCCGTTGACATCAATAGTGGTTCCAATTTTCCAACCTGCTGCACCAGCTGCTTTAGTTGTCCCAGCATCATCATTTGCTCGTCCAAGCAATCTTACAAATGTTACTGGTGAGCTATTTCTAAACCAAGCTTGAGCAGCATATGCGCCATATGTAGGAGCAAGACCATGTGGTCCAGCTCGCCAAGCATCTCCAGCTGCATTACCAGCTAATGGGGCTCCAAAAATATTTACAAAGTCTGACATCGAATTGACTTGAACAGGTCTAAGTCCGGGGCCTTTGGCCGCCCGACCGATGATTACTGGTCCCACTATACCAGGAAGTGCGGGCAATTGCGAATTATCAATCTCTGCAATTTTAACCCCTGGGGATACAAATTTAAATTTACTGGCTGGCATTTACAAGTTCTCCTTAGATGAAAATACTACTTATTAAGTCTTAAATAAATAGTATGTTACTGTTCGAAAAGACAAACCTTAACATTATTCTGGCAAATTACCATGTCTCCAGGGTAATTCATCCTTAAAAATTGTTCGTTCTCTGGGAATAGCCACGGAGACTGCATTTTCTCTAATAACAATTTGAGGCTGTTCTTGGTTAGCTTCTGCACCAACCAAATAGCCCAGGATTTTAAAGGTCATTGTCGATTCATAGATACGGGTTTCATCTCCCATTTCCGTTATGTTGTTGTTTTCTGTGAAATCTGGCTGCATAAACAACTCATATTGGTGCCCATCTCTCTTTATAGTGGTATAGTTTATACCACCCGTTTTTGTTATAAATGGCTGGATTATTTCATTCATCTGCTGTTGATATTCTGTTCTTACGCTTATCACATATGATACATCGACATATACTGGCATTGGAATTGAAATTGATTCATAAACAATTTTTTTATTTGCTTTTTTGTTTGGAAAATTAATCTGTCCTGTTCCAACAATTCGATTTGATTTTCTTGCAGAATCAGCATTTAAGAAAGTCGCTGTCTTATCTTGCTGAATTCTTCTTGCAATTAAAATTGAACCACCTTTTTTATCTTTTACTGGTGGAATATTTCCATAAAACATTCCCTTTTTTGTAGGGTCTTTTACCATTGATTGTCTTTGCAAAGTCATTATTGGAAAAATTAATGCGCCATCAATATCTCTTAAATCTTTATGGGCTTTAATTTGCCATGATCGTTCTCCTGCAACCCAAACAAGTGGAACTTTTTTCCAACCTTTATTAGTAGTACAAGAAATATCCAGTGTATCATTTAACCAATCAAAAAGTGCATAATCTATTGTTTCAATAGACGATGGCTTAAACGACATTATGCTTTTTTTTATTTTTGTATCTTCTGTTTTTTCCTCTACATGTGTTTTTTTCGTTTTTTTTCTATGTGTCATTTTTATGTACCATCAAAAAGCCCTTGACGAGCCCTCCCGCATTTAGCTGCAATTTCAAGCATATGATCTGCTTGCCCAAACAATTGTTTCGATTCGGACAAAGTAATTATTTCATAATAATCTCCACCATACAAAATAAAATCACCTTCCCGAACATATAAATCCTGGTCCTCTGTTAACCTTCTTTTGTGAAAATGGCAAGTTAAATTGTAAAGACGATCAACTCCATAGTTTGTAGCAGTTGTTGTGGTTTCACCCCATTCAATTAAAGCATAAACACGAATTGGAGGCAAAAATGTTTTCTTTATTGCTTCTCCATATAAAGGATGAAAATCAGTATGTACGGTGCTTATTGGATAATAAACAATTGTTTGCCCAATGACTCTTTCAATTAACTCATCATTAACTTGTTTAACTAAGTCTCGTTCCTTTTTCCCCAAAAACATTGGTGGGGGCGGCTGCTCCGGTCTTTTCCATTTATTGTCTGCCATAGCCCAAACCGTTATCCTCTATAGATTCCCATTGGAACTTGAATCTGCACTTTTGAAGCATTATCTGCTCTTTTTCCTTCATTCTCTACCAAGACATCATAAGTTAGTTTATCTAATAATTCTTTAAGTTCAGTTTTAAGTTTTTCTTGTTCTTCTTTTGCTTGATTTGTTAAATCTGAAGCATTAAGTGTTACTGATTCTCCGGGGATTGGAATTGTGGTGAATTTTCCACGAATTTGAGCAAGCATTTCTTTGGCAACAGCTAATGAATATTTTCTAATCCACTGTTTGCCCATGCTATTTATATTTTTATATGGGATATTAGCAAATGGAAGGGTATTCAAGTTATTAATACCGTCTGTACCATCTTTTCTTGTTGGATCTTCTTCCCAAGGGTCAGTCGAAATCCCAAACTCAAACCAAATTTTCCTTGGTGCCCCAGTTCCAGGAGTTGAAATTGGTGGATAAAGACGAATCCTGTTATCTCTTATTTCATAAGAATAATGTGAAGCTCTAGTATATAAATTTGTTTCAAAAGCCATAGCCTGTAATTTGTTTTGCCATGCAGGAACAAGTTCGAAAGTTGATTCATCAGAATATTGACCATAAGTAAATAAATTTCCAACTACATTTAATCCACCATAATATCCATAAAATCTCCACATCGCAGCTGGAGATTTATAATATACTCGATGGACTGAAATTCTTTTGTTGTTTATACTCCCGGTAAATGCTGCCCCAAAATCGGAAGTTCCGTCTATGGAAGCATCTTGCACAATTCCCTGTAGATCATAATCTTGAGTGTTGTCGGTTAATAAAATCGAAGCAGAGTAAATCCTTCCATCCCCAAGTGCTGCTTCTTTTGCTAGTCCTTGGCCAATTCTTCGAGCATATTCAAAAGTAAATGAAGGTACTTTTAAAGAAACTTGAGAACCACTCAAGCTAGAAGAAAGTTCACCAGCTTTTATTGTTCCATCATGATCAAAAGTCCCTGTAGTTGCTCCTAAGAAGTCTGATAAAACATTTATTGCTTGATGATTATTAATTATATATGAATATTCAAGAACTGATAATTCATACGCTGAATAAATATTATTTTCTGTCAATTCAATATCGAGAACATCACCACCAAGCATTTTATATGTAAATGCAACTTGATCAACTGCCCCAGAAATAAAATCTGTTGAGTTTAAATAAATTCCATAAGGAACTGCTGTGGTAGTAACATTTGAGTATGTGCCTGTTACTGGCAATACAATAGCACTTGTTTGTTGAACGGGTGTTAATACTGGAACTGACATTTATATGGCTCTCCTATGAAATAAATAGTTAAACAACAGCTTAAACGAAAAAGAAAACCCCGACTCTCAAAAAAGAAAGCCGGGGTTTCAAAGTTAAGAAACGTTAGTTAATAAATTAACCAAGCAAATCTTCGACTACAACAAGACCATACATATCTGGACGGACCATCTTCTTGCCGTAACGGGTCATAACTCCCTTACG